GACTAAATTGTCCATCACCCAGTTAGTCTTAGTGATCTTATTGAACTCATCTTGTAGGTCTTCCATTAACATTGTATATGCATCAGTGATAATCTCACGAGCTTCGTCATGTTGGCTCTGCCAGCGATACACAGTCATAGCTGAAGGGAATTTATTAGGGTATGCTCTGCATAGGGGGCTAATCAATCGTTGCTCAGAGACAATCAAATTGGCTAATTCATGCATCAACTTGTTAGAATACTTAATTTGTTTCTTTCTAGTCCTTTTATTCGTCATCTTCATCCTCGTCGTCAAGCCATTCTATCTCTATTGATTCATCATCAATATCACCTAAATGTCGTGATATAGAGTCTAACTTACTAAAATCATACTTAAATATCTTCATTCCAGTCTCTGGATCTTCAAATACACTCTTAATATTGTTATTATCTTCCTCTGAAGCTGCTAAAGAGTCCAACATGTCCTTAACTTCTTCATAAATATGCTTAATATGGCTATTAAGCTCTGCTATATCATATATTGATAGGTTTAGCTCTTTTTCTCTAATCTGTTTACGTGTATAATCAATAACTAAAGCATCTTGACAGCCTAAATAGTCATCTTCAAGCTCTTTTTTGAGGTTATTTAACTCAAATTGAGCATCTAAATACTTTAATTTAGATGATAAGTCACTCAAACCATCAGTTTGAGGGTCTGATAAGTCGTTGTTATTCAATGGAATTCCCCAATTTTGTAGTCCTAGCCCGCAGTGTCTCTACTTTATAGTATATACTTATAAGTAGGCTTTGTGGCCCGGGCTTAGTAGTATTGTACCATATAAATACTCAAAAGTCAAGTGCCAATCAATGATATTTTGAGGGTAACTCTATAATCACTTGACATAGCTATACTATGAGACTATACTATAGAGTAGTAATAGGAGAAAATTATGTGGCACACAGGCTTTAGTAAACCAGAACATCTGTTGATGATAGCAATCATACAACAGGCATATATAGATAAAGATTGGGACTATTTTAGCAGGGACGCTTTCCGTGATCATTGTGAAGTATTAAAAGTTAACCATGAAACTATCAAAGAGGTCATACTAAAAAGAGCAGCACGAGAGGGTATATACAATGGCTAAGCATATTATAGAATTCGATTTAAAAGACGCTAAAGATGAAAGATCATTAAAGAGAAATATTAAAGCATTAGATATGGTATGTGCATTACAGGAAATATCAGAACAATTACGTGCAAGTACTAAATATTATGGTAATGTACATGATACTGAATTACTTGAATTATTCCAAGGAAAGTTCTATAATATATTAGAAGACTATGGGATTAATTTGGAAGAATTATTAGATTAAGGGAACTTTTAAGACATTTAGATGTCTAAGCATATATATAGACAAACAAATAGGCAAGAAAATGAGTAACTACAAACAAGACCACGTATTAGCAAAATTGATTATTGCAGTAATTGTTGCTATACTTATAACAGGAGCACAGTTAAGTAATATGCCAATATCTTTAATATTGAATATTAGTGCTGTGTTTGTATGGTTTTTTGGTGTGAATCCACTAGCATATTTAATAGAAGAGATTAGAGGACATTCACATAAACATGATAAACTTTAAGGTGTACAAAATGAAATTTTATGAAGTATTATATAGAAGTTATTCAAGTCCAGAGCAAAGAGCTTTAAAAGTACTTAGTGACTTATCTATCAAGATATCAATGTTTGGTGACGTTTGTGATCCTACATTTATACAAGCTAACAACAGATTTCAGGCATTATATCAAAAACTTAGTAAATTATTAAATAGTAATATTACAAGCGAAAGTGATAGAATACAGAAATGTGTTGAGTATGTGGAAATTCAAGGAGATATGAAAGAATTATTCACTGGATTAAAGAACGGATATCTAAAACCGAAGGTATTGCACTAATGAGCAATTTAAATGATTATTTAATAAAAGCAAGTTCAGAAAGGCATACAGATGTTGTAAAAGTATTACTTGAAGCTGGTGCTAATGTTAAATTAAAAGACGATAAGGGTTATACAGTATTAATGTTAGCAGTTAGAAATGGACACCTAGACCTCGCAGAAAAGATTATAAAACATTATAGGAAAACATTATGAGAAATATAATAATAATATTAATAGTAAGTTTATACGTTGCAATTAAATGTATGTTTATCGTAGAAGCAGTATTAGCAGAAAAAGCATTAACTGTATTCGCACTATTAGGATCTAACTGTGTATTTACATATTTAGTAGTTAGGATTTTTGAGAATAGATATTGACATATAACTCAAATTAATGTATACTACTATAAATAGGAGTAACATAATGCATTTAATTATCCTTCCAAGTAAAATAGTTTATGTATCAACAGTAAGTCCGCAATTACAGATGATATCTCTTGGAGGACTATTATGTATAGTTATAGTATTAGGAATTTTATTATATATAACATGTGGAGAGGGTGATGAGTAACTTAGATTATAACCAAAGAGCAGCACGAGGACAAGCGTTAAACCTTGCAGTATCACGCTCTATAGCGGACGGGAAAGCAAATGATAAGGAATATATCAAAGCTATGTTCTTATTTTATTTAGACTTATCTAATGAAGTACAAGAACTAGACTTGTCCACAATATCAGTAAGGACTAAAGTATGATTAAATTCAGACGACACTATCCATCATTTTTCACAGGAGGTTATGAAGGAGAGATCGAAGTAGCGAGTTTAGAGGAATTGTTAGAAGTAGAATGGATAAAAAATTTCTCTAAATATACTGGAAAATCGAAGTTCTATAGATATTCCATATCTGGTAAATCTTTAATGGCTGAGTATAATAAAGGAGAAACGTGGTGGGTAATTGGATATACAAACACAGAGTTATCATTACCAAAATGGGATAGAAGTATAGTTGAACGTCAGCTAAAGGAACAAAGATTAAAAGACCACAAAGAGGGAGTAGAATATAGAAAAAAACACAATATACCTTTAAATATATCAGGAGAGTATATTGGAAAATGGCCTGATGAAATGTTTACGGAGAAAGATGATGTTAAATAATTCATATATTATATTTGTATTTGCATGTATATTAGCGCTATTAGCAGCAGCTGGAAGTTACTAATGAAAGTATTATTTGACGGTGATGTTTTAATATATATGGCTGGGTTTGCTCTAGAGAGGAGACACTATGAAGTCGAGCACGAAGGAAAAACATTACAGTTCAAAGGTAAAAGAGACGCTAATAAATACATTAAAGATAAAAAGGGAGCAGAGATTTACATGGTAAGAGAGTCAAAAGGCTTAGACTCCTCCATAATATGTTTAAATAATATAATACATAGCACATTAGATAGAATGGGTACAGATAAATATAAAATATATTTAAGCCCAGAAAATAAAGCAGAAAACTTCAGGTATGAAGTAGATCAAGAATACAAGGCTAACCGTAAGGATTCAGTAAAGCCTATATTTTTCAAGGAATTAACAGAACACCTTAGGAACCACTGGAATGCCGAAAGGACAATAGGACAGGAAGCAGATGACGCATTAGGCATATCGCAAGGACAGGACACCATAATTGCATCCATAGATAAGGATTTACTTATGATCCCTGGGAAACATTACAATTTAAAACGCCAAACAGTTTACGAAAGTAGTGATCCCGGGGAACTTTTTTTAATGGAATATGAAGGAAAGAAACCTAGGTTAGAAGGCTTCGGGTTCAAATGGTTTTGCGCACAAATGTTATTAGGAGATCCTATAGATAATATTAAAGGGATTGATAGATACGGACCAAAGACAGTGCATAAGCTCTTAAAGAAATCAAAGGATAACAAGGAATCTTGGGAAATAGTTAAAAAGATTTACAAAGAAAAGAAGAGAGATTACTTGACAAATGCCAAATTATTGTGGATACTTAGAGAAAGAGACACACATTTTGATGAGGCACTAATATGAAACTAACAGATTTATTTGAGCAACCCCTACACGTATTAACAGAGACTATGTGGTGGGTAGCGAAAGAAGCCAGAGATCCAATTGACGCAATCGCGTTAAGAAGAGCTGCAATGTATATCCAGAAATGGGACAAGAACATCCCTAAATCTGACGAGAATATGGCTAGAGAAGTTCAATATCGAGTAAGTCGTATCATTAAGAAAGTTATAGACGAAAGAGAAGAACTTGAAAATGAAATTATGAACCAACATAGGAACTAACATGAGAAAGAGTGATATAGTCACCAAGGACGATGTAAAATTAATACTTGAACATATAAATGAAAAACCATTTCTTTTACACGAAGTTAGGGATGACGTATTAGATGTATTAGAAATGACTATATGGGCAGAGCTGAAAGAGAGACAGGAGGGTAGAAATGAGTAATGTAGTAGACTTATTCGATGCTTTCAAAGTAAAGATCGATGGAGAAGAAGTAAATTGGATTAAGGACGAGATAGAAACCCTAAGAGAATTCTTATTAGGATATGCTTACTTAAGGCATCACGAACCTAAGACATATTATAAGTTTATTGATGACGATTTATTTCTAGTAAAACTACATGACTTACAAGGGTACACAGAAAGTTTTCCATCATTAGCTAGGATAACTAAGTATGCAGATTTATTTCAAGAATCTATATTATATGATATTGGAGATGTACCCCATGATACCGAAGAAGGATTAAGACATTCAATTAGAATAAAAGATATTGTTAGAGGTAGATAATGAAATTTGCACAAGTACTATTAAAAGCTATCATAATAGCAGCAGCGGCTATATTAGCAGCATCGTTTGTGGATGTAACACATTTGAAACATAATATACACCATGAAATAGTAGTGGAGCAAAATAAAGAGTTTCAGGTAGAATACATAAGAGAAGCTAAAGAAGTAAGATTATTTATAGGTGATATTACATGGGAAACATTACCTATTATGAAGAAAGCATTAGAAGGAGTACCTAGAGATAGTAGAATGGTACTCCATATAACATCAAGAGGAGGCTTCACACAAGCTACTCGAGATATAATTGAAATGATGAACGATTGGGAAGGGGAAACAGTAGCAGTTGTAGACAGATATGCATTTAGTGGTGGTGCAATGATATTTATATCAGCAGATAGACAGTTCATTGCTAATGATGCTAAACTATTATTCCATTTATCAGGTTTAGTGACACCTAATGGAAAAAGATGTGTAGTACCACTAGACGAAAAGAACCAAAAATGGATGGTCACAACGTTAGATATGAAAATGGGACGATATATCAGTTCTGAAGAAGTGTACACACTATTGGACGGGCATGACGTTATTATATCAGGATACGCATATAATTATAGACTTGGAACTACTGATAAATTTAAACCAAATGAGCATATATTATTGAAAACCTATTGGAAATGGTTATTAGAAGAAAGAGAACTAGACGCAGGTTGTAAAATATAGGAATAAATATGGCTACAAAACTATCCCCTAAGGCAATTTATGATCACATTGATAAGTTTGTGATTGGACAAGAGAGAGCAAAAAAGGTTGTGAGCAATACTTTGTTCCTACACGCTATAAGGACAATGAAGTATTATTCAGAAGAAGAGCCTAAACCTTTGAAGAAATCTAACGCTATACTGTTAGGACCATCTGGATCAGGTAAGACCTATTTAGTAGAGAAAGGCGTCGAAGCCTTGCACTTACTCACAAATATGGAAATGTGGCCAATGTTAACAGTAGATGCTAGTAACTTAACTGCAACAGGATATGTAGGTGATGATCTACAAGATTTATTATCGTATCATTACTTTAATACGATACCTAATAAGGTAGAGCCTGGTCATGTACCTCTAGCTTTTGCTACAAGTGTAGTATTCTTAGATGAGATAGACAAGTTATGTACCAAGATTGAAGGTAATAGTGGAGATATCTCCAGACAAGCCCAATATAATATACTTAAGATAGTGGAAGGGACAGATATTGTACTGCAAAGACCTGGAGATGGTCGTAAGTATGGGCAAACTTATGGTGCATCTTCACAGAATATGCTATTTATATTTGCAGGAAATTTCCCTCAGATTAGGGCTGAAAGAGATAAAAAGCAAGCTCCTACAATGGGCTTCACAGAAGACCAATCAGACGACATAGAAGATGTGTATATAGAACTAGAAAAAGCAGGATTAG